TAGTGGGGGTACAGTTAGCGTTGGGCAAGTCACTGCTGCAGGTTCGGCTGTAACTACAAAGAATTTTTCACTTGCCTTTAATACCGGCGCTTTATCTTGGCTTGGGTGGAGTGCGGCTACCCCTACCAATATATTTGGTGGTACTTTTTTTACTGCATTGAAATTTACAACCACCGCATTTACTTATGTTGCCCCATCTTATCGTGTAGACAATTATTCAGGTGCGCCTGTTCCCGCACCATATGCTCCTAGTGGCGCGCCTTTAGGTTATGGCGGTCGTCAACTACCCAATGGAAGTATTATTTTAGGCGGTCATATAAGTGGCACTTACTGCTGTTCTGATATTGTTTTATCTCAATGGCGTTTATATAATAGTTCGTATGGCGTAATTGCTGGTAGATATTCTACATTACAAGGCACTAGTGTAAAAGCTGTTGGTACAGATCCAAATAGTAATTTTTATCTTGGTAATCTAACAAACAGTTCTAGCAATTATTACCCACAGGCTGTTAAATATAATAGTAGCGGAAGCTATTTAGGTTCATATTCTTTACAGTACCCTAATGGTGAGTGGACGGGTCTTGTAGGAGATTCGTCTGGGAATGGTTATGGATGTGTATCTGCAAGCAACCTTGGATTTGTAGTTAAGTGGAACTCATCATTTACAGTTCAGTGGAAATATATATTTAATGCTTCAAACAGTAGTACAAATCAGTTTAATCCTAGGGCTATTGATATAGATAGTTCTGGAAACGTTTACGTTTGTGGCATAAATTATTATAGTTCTGGTAATTTTATTAAAATTGCAGTTATAAAATTTAATAACGCCGGAACTTTGCAATGGCGGCGCGAGTGGATTTCAAACAGTTCTAACTATTTGACTCTACAAAGAAATCAAGGTCTAAAGGTATTACCAAACGGCTCAATTGCCTTCTGTTATAAACAGGGTACTAGCGGTTCAAGCGGCGGTTTTGCAGTATTTCCTGCCGATGGTTCAAAAACAGGTACGTATACATCAACGCAATCCGGCACATGGACATGGCAGGCAAACACAAGTTTTACTATTGAATCAAGTTCGTGGCCTGATATTTCTCTCAGTGATCCTTTTAATGGTTCCTTTACAAACGGCCCGAATCCTACCCCAACTCAAGTGCAAAATGCCGGTACGCTGCCTGACGTTAGATTTATATGACAACTCAATACATTAAACTTTCTACCCTGCAGTATCCTCTGTATGAGGGTGATATACGTCTTGAACATCCTGAAATACGGGAAGACCAAACGCATCCAAATTTTCCGTGCCCCAACACTTTTGCTTTGGTTGAAGTTGACCCAATGCCGGATTTTGACCCTACAACACATCACACAAAACAATTACCCCCAGAAAATATTAACGGAACTTGGAAGGTGCGGTGGACGGCTGTACGTGAATTGACAGATTCAGAAAAACAATTTCGTCAAAGGCGGCGCATATTAGATGAAGCCGTCCTTTTTGGAGGAAATAATTCGCCATTGTTTGCAAATCTTGACTCTCCCGGAGAAGCGCCAAATGTCTTATGACAATATAGTTCCACCTGAAAAATTGGCAAAACCAACTCCGTTGGAAAACATGGGGGATTTGCGTGGGACAATTTATGATTTTGCAAAAGCCGGTGATTTAGTGGTTAAACATAATCACACCGAAGACAATGTGCATATTACTATTGTGGCTAAGGGGGTAATTAAAATATATTCCCACGATTGGGAAGTTATTGCGCCCGCCGGTAAAGTGGTGGACTTTAAGCCAAATCAACCGCATGAGTTTATGGCGATGGAAGACGACACTCGGATTGTAAACATTGTTAAAAAGCTTGGTGGCATTTCTAACGATTACGCAGATGTGCAACAGGCAGAACAACTTGCGCCCAATATGGCTGACTTAAGCCCCCCGCAAGATATGCCGGTTGAAATTACACATATCTAACCATGAAAGATTGGGCTGAAGCATTCATTGCCGCAGCCTGTATGGTGGCCTTCGTCATTTTTGGCACGTACATAATTGCTTGGACTTTAGTGTGATTCCAATAGACCCCATAGCAGCACTGGATGGGTTGCAAAATGCTATCAGCATGGTCAAAAAGGCCAGCAAGGTTGCCAATGATTTAGGTGGTCTTGCCCCGATGATCGGCAAGATGTTTGATGCTAGGAGCACCGCTACCAAGGCGATGATCGAGGCCAAGCGTTCCAAGAAGGGTTCCAACATGGGAACCGCGCTACAAATTGAGATGGTGCTTGAGCAAGCCAGAGCGTTTGAGGAGGAGTTAAAACTGCTCTTTATGACTACTGGCAAGATGGACGTATGGCAGAAAATTAAAGCACGGCAAGCCGCAATGGACTTGGCAGATGCCAAAGAGATGAAGGCGCTACGGCTTGAAGAGAAGAAGGCCAAGGAAGCTGAGGAAGAACAGACGGTTTACTTGGTAGCTGGATTGGCAATTGTTTTTCTTGTAACGCTGATTGCTTTTGGCTTGACTGAGTTGCAAAATATGTGCGGCAAAGCAGGATGTGGGCGGTGAATGAGTACCAAAAGCAATTTGACCTCTTCCTTAAAGTCTTTGTGCGGTTGTGCATTGCTTGGTGGGTGCTTGGGTTTCTCCAGTTCCTGCCTGATGACTTGTCAAATAAGATTGTGAATAAACTACTTGGAATGATTGGACTAGGATGAGTGACGAAAAGCCAGCAGACATACTAAGCAAGGTGCTGTCCTATGTGGATAGCCCGTTTAAACTGTTCGCGCTGATACTCATGGCGGTGTTTGCGTTCTCTGGGTACTTTGTTTGGCAGAACCAAGAACTGCTAATGGGTGCGTACAAAGAGTCCAAGAAGATGCCAAGCATTGTCGAGGACAGGGTAGAAGATGCCGCCGCTCACTTGTTTAAAACCACCAACGCTACCATTGTTGCCGTGTTCAAAGTGAATCCTATGTTTGGAACTAGAGTGCTGTACCGCGCTTACACCAAAGAAGGCCGAGACAAAACCAACGATGGGCTGGATGTGGGCCTGTTTACACAGAACGCAGGCAACAATTCGGATGTAGTTAAGTTAATGGCTGGCGAGACACCTTGTGGTGAGTACAAGTCAGCGCAGTCCGAGATGGGCTTGTGGTACATCGCCAAGGGTGTTACTTACACTTGCAGAGTTAGTGTGCCGCCTGACCCAAGCAGATTTGTAGGCCAAATTACTGTGGGATGGGATAATGAACCCGCCGACATTCAGGTAGCAAAAACCATGATGGATATTGCGGCAACCATGCTTTCAAGGAGTAAACAGTAATGGCGCAGTTTGAACCAGCCTTTGAGCAGATGATGAAAGACGAGGGCGGCTATGTCCTCCATGAAGTACCCGGCGACACGGGCGGTATGACCTACGCTGGTATTGCTAGGAACAAAAACCCGCAGTGGCCCGGCTGGGCGCTGGTAGATAAGAAGGAGTTTGGTGGCTCCCTTACGCCTATGGTGCGTGAGTTCTACCGAGTTGAGTTCTGGGACAAGATGCGCGGTAATGAGATTTCAAACCAAGATGTGGCTAATACCATCTTTAACTTTGGCGTAAACGCAGGCATGGGCATGGCTGTGAAACTGGCTCAGTTGATTGTTGGTGCTACCCCTGACGGCGGCATCGGCGCTAAAACTGTAGAGAAACTTAACCAAGTTACAGACGGTCAGCAATTTAAACAGGCATACGCTTTGGCAAAGATTGCCCGTTACGCTGAAATTTGCAACAAAAACAAAACACAGTCAAAGTTCCTGCTGGGTTGGATTAACCGTACGTTGAAAGGTCTAGCATGAGCTTGCTTGCCGTTGGATCAATTATTGAAGCTGTTGGTAAGGTGGCTGGTGATCTGGTCACTACCGACAAAGAACGCATGGAGATGGAGATTGAGCAGCGTAAGCTTGATCTTGAAGAGAAGCGCATTGACCAAGCCACAGATTTAGCCCAGATTGAAGTCAACAAGATTGAAGCTGCGTCTTCTAGCGTGTTTGTCAGCGGCTGGCGCCCTGCTATCGGTTGGATCGGTGTAGCTGCTATGGGCTATCAGTTCCTACTATATCCGCTGTTACAGTGGGCGTGGAAATACCTACAAGCTATGGGCTGGGTTCCTACTGGTATGGATCCCCCTCCGGTACTGGACGCAGACCAACTTTGGGTGATATTATCAGGCATCTTGGGCATTGCCGGTATGCGTTCTTTTGAGAAGACCAAAGGCGTTGCCAGTAAATAAAGGTTGCTAATGCCGTTAAAAAAGATTCTATTTCGTCCGGGGGTTAACCGCGAAAATACACGGTACGCATCCGAGGCTTTGGGGTCTGTCAATTCTGGCACAAACGTAGCGGGCGGTTGGTATGAGTCTGAGAAGGTGCGTTTCCGTTCAGGAACCCCTGAAAAGATTGGTGGCTGGGTTCGCATATCCGATGAAACCTACGAAGGTGTGTGCCGCTCACTATGGAATTGGGTCACACTGACCGGAGCCAACCTAGTAGGTGTAGGCACTAACTTAAAGTTTTACATTGAATCCGGTGGGTCATACAACGACATCACGCCCCTGCGTGTAGTTCCTGCACCTACCATCAATAACAACCCGTTTGCGCTGACAGCATCCACCACAGTCACGGTCACAGATACGGCTCATGGTTGCGTGACGGGGGACTTTGTAACTTTTAGCGGAGCAACAACTATTGGCGGGGGCGGAACCAACGTCACGGCTGCTGTTCTCAATCAAGAGTTTCAAGTCACTGTAATTAACGCTAACTCGTACACAATCACAATTTCAGTCACGCCAAACGCTACGGCTATTGCAGGTTCTCCCGGCGGCGGGGCTTCTGTTGTGGCTGCCTATCAACTTAATGTTGGCCCTGAATACGCAGTTCCACTTACAGGCTGGGGCGCTGGCGCTTGGGGTGCTGGCCTCTGGGGTACAGGTGGATCTTCTACATCTTCCCTTCGTCTATGGAGCCAATCCAACTTTGGCGAAGACTTAATCTTTGCCCCCCGTGGCGGTGGTTTGTACTATTGGGATCAAACAAATGGTTTAAACACTCGTGGCGTTTTAGTGTCTAGCATTATGGGCGCAGACGCAGATGTACCTTCGGTTGTTTTGTCTACATTTGTATCTGACGCAAGCCGGTTTGTGTTTGCTTTTGGTTGCGATGACTACAGTTCATCCACCTTAAACCCTCTGTTAATTCGTTGGTCAGATCAAGAAGACTTTCTTGTTTGGACACCTGCACCTACAAACCAAGCGGGTAGCTTACAGTTGTCTCACGGCTCTGAGATTGTTACCGCCATTCAAGCCCGTCAAGAGATAGTAGTGTTTACAGACTCTGCCCTTTATTCGCTTCAGTATGTAGGGCCGCCCGTGGTTTGGGCTTCTCAGTTGCTAGGTGACAACGTATCAATCATTGGCCCGAACGCAGTCTGTCTGGCTTCTGGCGTGGTTTATTGGATGGGCGTAGACAAGTTTTACAAATACGATGGCCGTGTTCAAACTTTGCGCTGCGACCTGCGCCAGTACATTTTTAGCGACATTGATTTGACGCAAGCAGCCCAAATATTTGCGGGAACTAACGAAGGTTTTAACGAAGCTTGGTGGTTCTATTGTTCTGCTGGTAGTAACACCGTGGACAAGTACGTGATCTACAACTACCTTGAAGACATCTGGTACTACGGCACAATGGCACGATCTGCGTGGCTTGATTCAGGTTTACGCAACTATCCTTTGGGTGCAACGTACATTAATAATCTGGTTAATCATGAGCTTGGCGTGGACGATAACTCTACAGCCACAACTACAGCTATCCCAGCCTTGATTAGCTCCTCTGAGTTTGACATTGATGACGGCCACAACTTTGGTTTTATCTGGCGCGTCCTGCCTGACTTGACTTTCCGTGGTTCTACCAGCGGAACGCCTCAGTGTACGATGACGTTGATTCCGTTTGAAAACTCAGGTTCAGGCGCAACTGATCCACGCTCAACCGCAGGGACAAGCAACGCTTCTATTCAGCGTATTGCAACAGCTCCAATTGAGGAGTTTACGGGTCAGGTCTACATTCGCGTTCGTGGTAGACAGTTAATATTCCAAATGGAGTCCACCCAAGTCGGCACTACTTGGCAGTTGGGTGCACCTCGTATTGACATTAAGACAGACGGCAGAAGGGGTAACTCATGAGTTTTATGCAGGATGCTCCACCGCGCTTACCGGCTCCACCGCCAGAGTATGACGCTGCCTACATGGGCCAGATGTTGAATGTGTTGAACTTATTCTTTCAACGTTTAAACGCTATTCAGCCAATCAATATTGCGCAGTTAAATATCAACATTGATACTTTGCCAACACAAGCTGACTTGGCTAATTTGCGTGTGGGCGAAGTGTACCGAGACACCGCCGACAATCGTTTAAAGATTAAGGTTTAATATGGCCATTGATTATTTTTCGCAACAGTTTGGTGAAGACGTATTTGAAAATACGGCACCAGCTACACCAGCATTTTCAAATGCCGATATTAATGCTTATGTTCAAGCAAATATAGGCAATCCACAAGCTATTGCTGATGCAGCTCAACAATACGGCGTATCGCCAGAGCAGCTGTCGCAGGCAACTGGATATGACGCTAACACTGTTAGTAACTACTTTAGTAATGCCGGCATTAATTTTGGTCAAACATTACCACAGCCACAGCAGGCTGTAGATGTTCAACCTCCAGCCAATTTACCGCCTCAAGAGCTAACTTACCAACCTCCTGCCCTACAAGAGTTTGCACAAGATGAAGTTCGTACCCCGCCACCGGGTTCTATGGGCGCTGGTGTTTCTGGCGGTATTGCATCGTTAACTCCACAGGCCCAAACGTTACCGCCTGTTACACCGCCTCCTCCAATTCCCCCTGTAGGCACACCATTAAGCTACAACAACCTACCACCGGTAGCGCCAGAAGAAACCAAGTACGGCACAGTTACGCCATTTACCACAACTCAGATTCGCGACTATGTGTCTGGTGTTATGGGTGATGCCAGCCTTTCGCCTTTTGAGCGAACCAATAAGATCATGGAAGCCGCCCAGAAAGCAGGCATTAGCCAAGGCGATCTGACGGCCATGTATGGCAAGGATGTTGTAGACCCGTATTTAAAAGATTACGGCACCGGCATTAAAGATTACATTACCAACACATTAAACGATAAGACCAAGTCTGATTTTGATAGAGTGGCCGCAATCAATCAGGCCGCCAATAAGTACGGCCTAGATTCCAGCGAAATTGCTCAGTACTCAGGCTTGAATAAGAAGGGCGTAGATCAGATGTTTACGGCCTTTGACACAGGTCTGGCCAGCATTGTTAAGGGTCTATCAGCTCCTACTGTTAGTGACTTAGATAAAACCAAGGGAGCTCTTGCGCTTCAACAAAAGTACAGTATTACGGATGACCAGATTGCCAAAGCTTTGGGCGGTAATATCACTGGTAAAGACGTAACTGCCTACCTTGCGCCTGTAAAAAACTTTGGAGCAGATCTTCAGACCCTTACATCTGACCCCACAAAGTCAGCCAAAGATCTTCAAGCATTTGTTGATAACGCTAATAAAGATCCAAGACTTAAGGGTTTATACGGCCTAGCCCTTGATAAAGTTCAGAAAGCAGTTCCAATTCTTGGTTTGCGTGACTCTATGGCTGGTAATGGTACGCCCGAAGATCTGACCAAAGGCTACACAGACTTTGTGGCTGCTGTTAATGCAGACCCAGCTTTGCGTGAAAAGTATGGCGCTCAAGCTGATGCTATTGATAAAGTGGCCAAGATGTCACAGCGTATTGCTGACGAAAAGTTTGGCGGCAAACTCCAGCCCCATATGTTCCAGACATTCATTGGCCTTGATCAAAAGACTCTTGGCGATGTTCCTAAGCAACTTGAAGTTGGCAAGCCAGAGACTAAGACCTATACGGACAGTGAAGGCCAGACCCAGACTTACACACTGCCGGGTCAGGTTAAAGACACCAAGGGCTTAGAGCCCGTCTACACTACCACTGGTAGTGGTGAAGACCAAACCCAGCAATTGTCTGGTTACACAAAACCAATCAAGACTGCAGCTGGTGTGATTGTTGATGCTCAATACGATGCAAACGGCACTCTAACCGGCTACCGTGGCAGGCCTGAAGACAAGGTGTGGCCACAGCACAGGGTTGGTGTTACTGGTGTTTGGGACGCTGATGGAAAAGCCAAGCCAGAGCAACGTGTAGAAACGGTTGGATTTGGTAAGAATTTAATTAAAGACGTAGCGGATCTTGGCCCTATTGGCCAGCTTGCAATTGCGTTTGCTACAAGCGGTCTTGGATCTCTTGCGGCTGGTGCTTTAACCCCGGCTTTGGGCGCAACTGCGGCAAAAGTTGTTAGTTCTGGCCTTATAAACGGAGCTATGGCCGAAATGGGTGGCGGTAAGTTTGGCAAGGGCTTCTTGACTGGAGCTGCTGGCGCTGGAACAAATGTGCTTGCTCAAAACTATATGCCAACGATTGATACTGGCAATGCCTTTGCAGATCAGTACTTAACCAAAGCGCTTCCAAACCTTGCTACGTCTACGATAGGTGCGGCAATTAACAAAAAAGATATAGGCGAAGCTGGCTTGTCTTCACTGTTAAATACCGGCACAAATATGGCTACAAGCAGCTTGATTAACAGTGCTATGCCCGATACACTGACGCCTGATATGCAGAAGATGTTTACAGGGGTAAGTGGACAGCTTTTGTCAAGCCTATTACAAGATAAACCAATAGACTTACAAAAGTCAATTATGAATACGATTATGCAAAACGCGATGAGTCCATCTAAGACCACCGCTAAAGAAAAGGGGTAAGCCATGGAAGAATTTGATTTTGGCAGTTTAGACGCTGGCGAAGGTGCCTTTGATATTTCAAGTTTGCTTGGTGGAGACAGCGGTTCATCTGGAATTGATTTGTCTGGCATGGATTTAGGCCCAGAAGCTTTTGACATTTCAAGCCTGCTTGGTGGCGATGGTGGCGGAATAGATTTATCTGGTTTAGATATGGGCCCAGAGGCCTTTGACATCTCTAGTTTGCTGGGCGGTGGTGACGGCAGAGAAATTGACTTTAGCAAAATTGCAGGTGACTTTGGTGAAAGCCTTGGTATAGACACTACAGGACTGGATGCTGGCGAAGGCGCGTTTGATTTATCAAAGTTAACAGATTCAGGGGATGGAGAATCTTTAAGCCGTAGTCTTGGCTCAAAAAGAATTAGCCTTGCTGATCTTGAAAAAGATACAACTGGCGGCACTGGTCTTAAGTCTACGGGTCGTGGCCAGCTTTCGATGTTTGATCCAGTCACTGGTGCAACAGGCATTACGGGCGAGGGATTTAACAGTCTTAAAGACTTGCTAGGCTCTGGTACGGCAGAAGAAATTGCCCGTTATTCACCAGAAACGGTTGACTATGGTTTGAGATCTGGCCTTGAAACAAAAGACGGTCAGGGCTTGTCTGGAGATTCAACGCGCGGCATGGGCCTTGAGCAAATGGGCGGTGGACAAGGCTTAAGCAAGTACATTCCGGCTGAGTACAGTGAGAGTGCTTTAACCAGTTTGGTTAAGAACAACCCCGGCGCATTCCCTGAGATTGAGAAGTACCTTGACTCTCAGTACGATAAAGCAGGCTTGACCCCATTCAAAGGCACTGGTGGGACATTAAGCGAAACAGGCTTCTTGGCTCAGAGCAGTAAAGCCAATCCACTAGGATCAATGTATTCAATTGGTGATCCGAAGTCTTTCATCAATAACCCAACCATTACAGGCCAGCAGTCTGTTGTATCGCCCGGTCGCACCATCATTGATAACAAAGATGGCACATACAAGGTTGTTACCAATACTATTGACGGTACCAAAACTATCACCACCAATAAAGATGGCGTTGATAAGATCATTCGTGAAACAAAAACGATTGACAATACCAAGGCAAACCAAGGCGCTAAAGCGGCTGCTGCCGATAAAAAAGACAACAATATGTTGATGATGTTGTTGGCTCTTATGGCCATGATGAATAAGGGCGGCGGTGACTCTAAAGGTTCTGGCGCTGTTATCCCCTCGTTGTCGGCTGATCGCAAGCAATTACCTTACGGACCAACGTCTGGCACAAAAGCTCGTCCCGGAGCTGGTGGCGTTAATTACTTCTCACCAACAACCTACACGCCAAAGGCTGCAGGAGGTGGAATGATGTACGGCGGTGGTGGCATCTCTGATTTGGGTAGTTACTCAGATGGTGGCCGCTTACTCAAAGGCCCCGGTGACGGCGTGTCTGACTCAATTCCTGCGACAATCGGTGGTAAACAACCGGCCCGCTTGGCCACAGGCGAGTTTGTCGTACCAGCAAGAGTTGTTTCCGAACTAGGCAACGGCTCTACAGAAGCAGGCGCTCAGAAGCTTTACGCCATGATGGATCGCGTCCAAAAGGCGCGCCGCAAAACTAAAAATGTTGCTGCTGATACAAAAGCGCACAAGTATTTACCCGCTTAAGGAGCTGATATGGCTGGAGAAACTCTACCGTCTGGATCGACAAATACCCAAGGCCTAGCCGATTGGGCTTCGCCGTACATCACAAACTATCTTGGTAAAGCACAAGCTTTATCTGAGACACCATATCAGGTCTATCAAGGACCACTGACAGCTGGCGCATCTAACCTACAGAACAAAGTGTTCAGCGGTCTGGCTGGGCTTACGTTCCCGTCCAACTTAGGTCAAAGCTTTGCTTCCCCTATGGGTGGTCAGCCTGCGGTAATGCCTCAGCAAGGTGGTGGCCCAGTTTCTGCTGGCCCCGGTGTGGCCTACACAGGCAATGACTTTGGTGGGCCTTTAATGCCCGCACAAGGTGATGGTTCTGTTTCCAACATAATGGGTAATTTGGGTATTGGTAGTGATTACACTAAAAGCGATATGTCACTGCCCACCGGCTATAACACTGGTACAGCACCCGCAGGTATTGCAGGTTTGACGCCGCCCCAAACATCTCAGCAGCCTAGCAACATTGCTCAGTCGTACATGAACCCGTACTTGCAGAATGTGCTAACCCCACAGTTGGATGAGCTGCGCCGTCAAAATGAAATTACCAATGCGGCTACAAATGCCAAGATGACTCAGGCCGGTGCGTTTGGTGGTGGCCGTCAAGCCATTATGAACGCAGAGAACTATCGTAATTTAATGCAAGAACAGAATAAGACTGTTGGCCAAGGATACGCAAGCGCCTACGACAAGGCCATGGCTCAGTTTAATGCGGAGCAAGGTCAG